TGGTAACTAAAACAGTAGAACAAGCTTGGGCAATTGGAACAATCTTGCATTGTTCTTGGGGTTACGATCAAACAAATTGCGATTTTTTCGAGGTTGTTGGATATACACCGAGTAATAAATCAGTGAGGTTGCGCACTATCGGTAATAAGGTAGTTACCGGATCAGAGGGCTTTATGTCTTGTAGAGCAGTTGCTGATTTAGACAATAAGGGTGAAAATATTTTTACCCGACGTATTTTAGATAAGCATTTAGATAAACCGTATGTAAAGATTGGCTATGGACAATATGCTGATATTTGGGACGGTAAACCACAATATTGGAGTTGGTATGCCTGAAAGTAAAAAACAAAAGTTTAAAAGACTAAAAAGCGCAAGACTGATAAAACTAGAAAAAAATTTAGAGTTACTTAGTAACTTAGGTAACAAACAAAATTATGAGTTTAGCGATGATGATATTAAAGATATGCGCAAAGATATTTTTGATTTGTTTAAGAAATATGACAAAAGACTTTTAGGTAAGGAATTTAAGTTATGAGTATCTTAATGAAACTAAGTGATGAAACTAGGACGGCTATCGAAAAGGATCCTAAAGTAGCTTATTATTTCTTTTGCTATTTATCTATCAGTACGCCTTTAGAGTTTCAAGCTGAAAGCTATGTAGCTTTAGCCGGTAAAATTCAAAACAAACTAAAACGAAGCGATGTAAAATCTATTAGACAAATGGTAGAAATTGCTAAAGCTTTTGAAAGCTCTATAACAGAAAGGTTTTAAATGTGTAGCGACTGTGGAGTAGAAACTGATTTACACCATTGCGATAGTTGTTATATAGAAATTGGTAGCGCATGAGTGAAAAAAATTATGCTTTAAGAGATGATTTAGTAAAACAAAGATTACTCAATGCTTTTAGGGCAGGTGCAATTATAAAAGACGCTTGTACACATGCTGGTATTACAACAAGAACTTATAGAAATTATAGAGCTAAAGCTGAAGCCGGTATAGAGCCTTACAAAAGTGATTTCGAGGAAATACAACAAGCACAAGTAGAGCCGGTACTAAGAGCATTGGCGCAAATTAATATTGCTTCGCAAAGTGGATCCTTACAAGCTTCTACTTGGTTGGTAGAGAAACTAAGACCAAAAGACTTTGGTAGGGACGCACAAATAGACCTAGATAGTAATGAAGCTATTGTTCTAAAATTTAGTACGGGTAAAACATTACAGTTACCCGATAATAGTAATTCCGGTCTTTCCGGTCAAGAGGAGGAATAATGGACGGTTTATTAGTTTTTTTGTTTGTAGTAGGAGTTAATTATTTAGCTTGGTGGTTGATAAAGGAAGATAAAATATGACATATTGGAAAGATAAAATAATTCTTGATGATTTAGACGAGGAACTTGAAGAAGAATAAAATGAGGTTATGACATGGATATATTTACAAGACGGCTCAAAGGTGCATATAAGTTGGTTACCGGAGCAATCGAAAGAAGAAGAAGAGTAAGAAAAGTTAAATCAGCGTTGTATCAGCGTAACGTTTATAGTTTTTTATGCCCGTATTGTGAAAGGATCCTGCAAGTTACTCATCTAAGGTGGTCTGCTATTGAGTGTTTATATTGCAAGTTAGATATAGCTAATAGCTCAGTCGTACTAGAAAAGTAATTATCATTTGCTAATATAGGTTGTATGGATTATGAGGATATCAACGAACAATTTTTAGAGATTATGATGAATAATCAAATAGGCGTAAATGAAGTATTTGAGCCGTTAGAACAATCTTTTACTATGCCCGATTTAGTTATTACAGTTATACCAAAAGACATTTACGATGTTTGGGTGCTATTCTTAGAACTGTATGGAAACCGTAAATAAACGAGAAATATTTTTACCGGAGCTACACGAAAAACAAATAGAGATAGTTGAGGATCAATCAAGATTTAAAGTCTTATCAGCTGGTCGTAGGTGGGGTAAAACCTTATTAGGTTGTTGGCTTTGTATAGCTTATGCTTTAGAGGGTAAACGTGCTTGGTGGGTAGCACCTACTTATACAATGGCTTTAGAGGGTTGGCGTGAACTAAGGCAAATAGCAATTGATTATGGCGTAATAGTCAAAGAAGCAGAGCGAACAATAATTACTCCAAACGGTGGTATGGTATCAGTTAGGTCTGCTGATAATCCCGATAGGTTAAGAGGTGCTGGTCTTGACTTTATAGTTTTAGATGAGTGCGCTTTTATAAAAGAACAAACGTGGACTGAAGTATTAAGACCTACATTATCAGACCGTATGGGATCTGCATTATTTATCAGTACGCCTAAAGGTTACAATTGGTTTCAAAGATTGTTTGAGGACGCTCAAAACAGAGACGGTTGGGCAACTTGGACTTTACCTACAAGCTCTAACCCATTAGTGCCTTTATCAGAGTTAGAAATAGCTAAAGAAGAAGTTGGCTCTTTTTTATATAGCCAAGAGTACGAAGCTCAATTTGTAGAAGCTACCGGTGGCTTAATAAAACCGGAATACTTCAAATTTTATGATGATGAAATAGTAAGAGAGCTAGACGCCACTGGTAATTTTCTTGACCGTAGGGTTTTAAAGTATGATAAAAGGCGCACCTACGAAGATGAAACTTATAAAATAACTACTGTTGACCTAGCAGTAAGTACAAAAGATACTGCTGACTATACAGTTATATGTACGGCTACTATAACAAAAGACTCTGACATATTTGTAGAAGATGTTATTAGGGATCGTATAGAAGCACCAAACCTTATCCCAATATTACAAAGCGTTTATAACAAGTATCAACCAAGTTTTATAGGTATAGAAAAGACAGGCTATCAATTAGCTATGGTGCAACTAGCTAGGCGTGAGGGTTTACCCGTTAAGGAATTAAGAGCTGATAGGGATAAAGTTGCACGAGCTTATCCTTTATCTGCTAAGATGGAAGCCGGTAAAATCTACTTTCCAAGACAAAAAGTATGGTATGCTAATTTAGAACGAGAGTTGTTACAATTTCCGGCAAGTGAGCATGATGACCAAGTTGATGCACTAGCTTACATTGTAACTCAAGTAGCAAACAGGAAAGAGTACAGGGCATATTAATGGCTGAACGAAGAAGCTTTAGAGATATTATATTTGGTCGAGGGAATATAGTCGATCAACGACAAAAGAGAATTAATTTTTTTAGAGATGAGCCGGTACAACCTAGCTCATTTGTTTATGGGTACAATTCAAGTGCCGGTCAATTTGATTTAAAAGATTTAGGTAATGGACAAAGCAATAGTGCAGTTACGGCATGTTTACAAGTTTTAGGCGTTTCATTTTCTGAAGCTTCACTGATTGTTAAAAGTGTAAACGAGGACGGGGAAGAAGTAATAATACCAAACCACCCATTACAATTGTTAATGGCAAGACCGAATCCGTTTATGTCGGGTGATGTTGTACAACAGTACATAATGAACTCTATGCACGTTTTTGGCGATAGCTATTTACTTAAACAAAGAAATAACGCCGGTCAAGTAGTAGCACTTTATCCTTTAATACCAGATAGAGTTGCGCCAAAAGGTACTCCTGAAACTCTAATTACTAAATATGAATACACTTTAGAAAACGATACTGTTGATATTGAGCCTGAAGAAATAATACATATGAGGCTTGGTTTAGATCCAACAGACCACAAGAAAGGTTATGCACCTTTACTTACAGTACTTAGAGAAATATTTGGCGATGAATCGGCTGGACAATTAGCAACTGCTTTATTAAGTAATATGGGTGTTCCAAGTGTTATGATATCGCCAAGAGATGACTTTGGGTTAACTGCAGAAGAGGGCGAACAAATAGCAAAAACTTACCAACAAAAAGTAGGTGGTGCTAAAAGAGGGCAACCTTTAGTAATGTCTGGAACTATGTCTGTTGAAAAAATGTCTTTTAGCCCTACTGAATTAGATATCGGTACTTTAAGAAGAATACCTGAAGAAAGAGTTTCAGCAGTGCTGGGTGTTCCTGCAATATTAGCCGGACTTGGTGCTGGTTTAGAAAGAGCAACATACGCAAATGCAAAAGTATTAAGAGAATACTTTACAGAAAATAAATTAATACCAATGTGGCGTATGGTAGGTGCAGAACTTACACAACAATTACTTGTGCCTGATTATCAAAGTAATGCTATAACAAAAGCTGAATATGACTTTTCTAATGTAAGAGCTTTACAAGATGATGAAGAGTTGC